GCCCAATGTTAGTGGAGTCATTAGAAAAACAATCTTATGACAAAAATGGAGAGCCTGACAAAAAAGCTGGGTTCGATCATATTGTTGATGCTGCCGGTTATTTTGTATCGTATCGCTATCCAGTAGTGAATAATAGACCTCAGTTTGCGGCAATAACTGGCATTTAAAAATTCAAATTATGTTATAATACACACAGTGTCTAGGGCATCGAACCCGAAAACGTCTTGAACAAACGCTGACACTATAACCTTTCGTTCATATAATCCAACTGTTCAAGGGATTCTCAAAATGATAATAGTAACAAAGCAACAAGCAAAGCTAACAGGATTAAAAAAATACTTTACTGGATTGCCGTGTAAAAATGGTCACATATCAGAACGTACAGTTGCATCAAGTAATTGCGTTGACTGTGCAGCAATACACGTTAGAAGCAAAGAATATAAACAAAAAGCAAAAGAAAAAATAAAAACTGTTGCACAAAAAGAAAAAAGAAAAATACAATCAAAAGAATATCATTTAAAAAATAGGGAGCAATGCCTTATTAAAATGAAAGAAAGAAACGGGACTTATTATCAAAAAAACAGTGAAAAAATAAAATATCAAAATATAAAATATCAAAAAGAAAACGCAAAAGAAAGAACTGCATATAAAAAAAAATGGGCTAAAGAAAAAGCAAAAAACAACCCAGAATTTAAAATGGGGTTAGTATGTAGACGAATGTTGCAAAGAGCATTAGGATTATCAGGTCAAAAAAAATATAAAAGAACTTTTGATTATTTAAAATATTCAAGCGATGACTTAGTAAATCATTTAGAATCGCAATTTAAAGATGGTATGAACTGGGAAAACTATGGGGAATGGCATATAGATCACATAATGCCAATTTCTTATTTAATAAAAAATAAAATAATAGACCCAGCAATAATAAACGCATTAACCAATTTACAGCCATTATGGGCAAGTGAAAATATGTCAAAAGGCTGTAAAACTAACTTAATTACAGGAATTTAAAAATGGCAGTCGATACAAAACACAGCGAGTATCACGAGTATTATGAGCAGTGGGAGCGATGCGAACACGCAGCAGAAGGGCAAGACGAGATCCACGAATATGGTATTAAATACCTTCCACGCTTAAGCGGTCAAACTGACGCTGAATATTATGCTTACAAGCAACGTGCGTTATATTACAACGCTACAAATCGCACAATCGACGGCTTAACGGGAATGATATTTCTTAAACCCGAAGTCATCACAGCACCTGCAGCAATGGATAATATTATTGCAGACGTGACAATGAGCGGATTATCACTGCATCAATTTGCTGAAGTTATTAGTGAAGAAGTTATCACCATTGGACGTTGTGGCGTGCTTGTCGATTATCCACCCATTGTTAACGCGGTAACACTTGCACAAGCACAGGCACAAGGCGCAAGACCTTACGCGACAATGTATGACGCAGAATCAATTATAAACTGGAAAACGGGGCGCATTAACAACGTTGAACAGTTAACGCTTGTTGTGCTTGAAGAAGAAAACGAGATTGCAGTTGATGAGTTTGAATCTAAATGCGAACCACAATGGCGCGTTCTTGATTTAGGCGATGGTGGAATTTATCGTCAGCGTGTTTTCCGCAAAGACAAACGCGGTGAATTTATTTTAGTGGATGAAATTTATCCACAAATTAACGGCAAAGCATTAAACAAAATACCGTTTGAATTTTTTGGCGTGCGTGACAATTCACCATGTGTTGATAAGCCGCCATTGCTTGACCTTGTTGACGTGAATTTATCGCATTACAGAACCACAGCCGATTATGAACATGGCTTGCACTTTACTGGACTACCAACACCAGTAGTCACTGGATATTATTCAGACGATAAAAGCGCGTCACTTCGTATCGGTAGCGGCACGGCATGGCTATTGCCAGACCCACAATCAAAAGCATTTTATCTTGAATTTACTGGTCAAGGTTTGGGTGAATTGCGCGAAGCATTGCGTTCAAAAGAGGCAATGATGGCAACACTTGGAGCGCGAATCTTAGCACCTGAAAAACGCGCAGCAGAATCAGCGCAAACGGCTAATATTCATAGATCAAGCGAGAACAGCGTGCTTGCTTCAATTGCTCAGTCTATTAGCATTGGATTAACGCACGTCATGGAATATTTGCGCGATTGGTCGGGCGTAACTGGTGATGTTAAGGTTGAGCTAAACCGTGATTTTATTCCAAACTCAATGACAGCTCAGGACTTGGATAGTTTAGTTAAGGCTTGGCAAAGCGGCTCAATCTCGCATCAAACCTTATTCGACAACCTTGTTGCTGGTGACATTATCATGCAAGACGTATCGTTTGATGATGAGATGGAACGCATTGCAACTATGCCTGCAACTGGTGGGTTGTTGTAATGGAAGAATCAGCAAACACGCAACTGCGCGATAAAACGATTGCTCATTCCATAATGTTAGGCAGATATTATTCATCAACAAGTAAAAAAGTAATGGATTTGTTGCGTGTTGTTGAAAAAGATTTGGTGAAACAATTGCGCACAATGGAATTAGATAACTCAATGACAATTCCACAAATTGATGCACAATTAGCATCAGTGCGGGCAATTTTAAATGAAGGTTATGATTTAGCAGGCAAAGAGTTAATTACTCAAATGAAAGACGCGGCAGTCTACGAACAAGACTGGCAAATAAAAGCAATTGATGAATCAACACCTATTGTTCTTGATATGACAGCCGTTGCGCCCGTGACGTTATTTGCCGCGATTGAATCAAAACCATTGCAGGGAAAACTGATTAAAGAATGGATTGATAAATTAGATCAAGATAGTTACACGCGCATACAGGACGCGGTTAGGATTGGCTTAGTTGAAGGGCAATCTTATAGTGACGTGGTTAAGCGTATCACCGGCACAAAAGCACTGCAATACACCGATGGCATTAACTCACTTAACGCACGTCAAACGCAGGCGTTAGTATCAACTGCAATGGCACACGCTACTAATACCGCGCGTGATGAGTTTTATCAAAACAATAATGATTTGTTTAGTGGATTGCAGTGGGTAAGCACACTCGATGGTCGGACTACTTCAATATGCCAAGCGCGTGACGGGAAAATATACCCGCTTGATAGTGGCGTTAGACCTCCTGCACATTTTAGATGTAGATCGGCAATGGTCAGCGTTTTAAAATCATGGCAAGCGTTAGGGATTAAAAACCCTGATGGTCGCACACGCGCATCGATGGATGGGCAAGTTGCGCAAACCGAAACTTATCAAACATGGCTAAAGAAAAAACCAGAGGCGTTTCAAGATGAAGTGCTTGGAAAAGAAAAAGCGCAATTATTTCGTGATGGAACGCCATTAGATAGGTTTGTTGATGCAAGCGGTCATACTTACACACTTGAACAATTAAAGAAAATTGAGAAATAAACCAGTAGTCAAGTAATCCTTGACAGCTGAACATTTATAAATCAATTAGTTAGTTAAAATATTTTCAAGGTGTTTATTTTTTTTAATTGATGTTTATTATCTTATGCTGTATAAATGCGACAAACACTCGCCATGTGTTTACTCTAGTGTCGTTGGTGTTACACCTTTCATCAGCGGCACACCCTAATTTGTAAGGAAATATTTATGTCATTTTTTGATAATATTGTTCATAAGGTTTCAGACGGTGCTAAAAAAGCAGTCGATGAAGCAACAGGTGCAGTTGATGATATTTCACACGGTGACATTATCGGTGCGGCAGAACACGTTGAAAATATCCGTGAAATCCCACAAGATACAGCGATTGAAATTATTAAAGACGCAATTTAGATTTTATTAACGATGGCAGAGCCGTCAACCACAACCCAGAGGGTTATATGTCAGAAGAATTAAGTATTGCAGAGCAAATTAAAGCCGCAGTTGATGAAGCAACAAGCGGACTTGCAAAGAAAAACGGTGAACTTTTAGCAGAGCTGAAAGAGGCACGAAAAGGAAAGCAAATAGATCCAGCGGAATTGGATAAACTACAAAATAAAATTGATGAGTTAGAAAACAATCTAACGGCATCACAAAAAACAATCAAAGATCAGCAAAAAGCATTTGAGCAAACTAAAGCCGCCTTAGATTCAGAAAGTGGTTTTACATCTAAATTGCTTTTAGATAATGGTTTGACAGACGCATTAGTTAAGGCTGGTGTTGCTACACCATTTTTACCTGCGGTAAAAGCTATGTTATCATCACAGGCGAAAATCGCTATTGATGGCGACACACGCAAGGCAGTTATAGGCGACAAAGATTTAAGCGCGTTCGTAACAGAATGGGCGACCAGTGATGACGGCAAACATTATATTGCAGCACCACAGAATAACGGTGGTGGCGCAAATGGTGGAAGTGGTAGCACTGGACAACAAGTTGTAAGCCGTTCAACGTTTGACAATATGTCACACCCAGAGCGGGCAATTTTTGCAAAAAGTGGCGGCAAAGTTACAGATTAATTTTTATCCTGTTTCGATTGCCGTCTAATATTTATTTTTATTTTAGAAGGCAATCAAGATGGCAAACGTTCTCAGCAATTTAGCAGCAGACATATACAAAGCGGCAGATGTAGTCGGTCGTGAATTAGTTGGTTTTATCCCTTCATCTACCATCAATGGTGATGCAACAACCCGCGCTGCAAAAGGCGACACAATCCGTGCGGCATTCACTCGCACACCAAGCGTTAACACTTCGTTTGCGCCTTCAATGACAATTCCTGAAGGTACAGATCAAACCGTTGACAACAAAACAATGACGCTTGATTCTTACGCTTCGGTTCAAATTCCTTGGACTGGTGAAGATATTAAACACGTCAATAATGGTGCAGGTTATGAAACCATTTATGGCGATCAAATTGCCCAAGCAATCCGCGCATTGTGCAACAAAATTGAACAAGATTTATTCTCGGCTGCTTACAAAGGCGCATCACGCGCTGTTGGTTCAGCTGGCACTACACCATTCGCGTCTAACTTCGACACTATTGCGCAAGTGCGTCAAATCTTAGTTGATAATGGTTGCCCAACTGATAATCAAATTTCATTGATTATGAACACAGCAGCAGGCGTAAAATTGCGTAACTTGGCGCAATTGCAACAAGTTAACACAGCAGGCAATGAGGCATTATTGCGTCAAGGCACATTGCTTGATTTGCAAGGCATCATGGTTAAAGAATCTGCTGGTATTACTTCGCACACAAAAGGCGGTGGTACTTCTTACGTTACTTCTGGCTCAACTGCTGTTGGTGTTACTGACATTGCATTGGTAACAGGTAGCGGCACAGTATTAGCGGGTGACGTTGTAACATTTGCAGCAGATACTGCAAACAAATATGTTGTTGGCACAGGCGTTACTGCTGCCGGCACTATTTCATTAAATGCACCAGGCGCACAAAAAGTCATTGCTACAGCAAACGCTTTAACTGTTGGCGATTCTTACACACCAAGTGTTGCGTTTCACAAATCAGCCGTTGAGTTAGGCATGCGCCCACCTGCAATGCCTAATGGCGGTGATTCTGCCGTTGATGTGATGACAGTACAAGACCCAACAAGCGGTTTAGTATTTGAAATTGCAGTTTATAAAGGTTATATGAAAACCATGCTTGAAGTACGTTGTTTGTATGGCGTAAAAGTATGGAAACCAAACCACGTTGCTACGTTGCTAGGTTAATTTTTCTAGGGGGTTCGCGTTCGTTCCTGTTCGCGTTCCCCCGCCTTTATTTATGGCGGACTTATGAAGCATTACGTTTGCAAAATAGCAACAAAACCAACTACGGTCACAGCGGGTACGGTTTATCAGGCGTTTGTTAATACCGATGAAACGTCACTGCGTATCACCAAAATGCACATTCAGCTAGATAGCGCAGACGCGGGCGGCAATGGTAATTCAGTTTATGCGTTTGCTCGCATTAAAGGCACACCAACAAGCGGTACAACATTAACTGCAACAAAGTACGATAATCAAAATGAGCCTAGCAAAATGCTATGCTTACGCAATCAAGCGGGTTTAGATATGACAGGCGTGACGCAAGAGCCTTATTTTTTGGAACG